ACCATAATACCAGCGGTCTTGTTCAGACCACCCGATAAGATATGTGTAGGGTGTATAAATATACATTGCTGAACCTCCGTATTAGGTTTAGAGTAGTTGGAAGGTGCAACTTCGCGAACTACATAAATATTTATATTATTATAACACTCAATTATGAGAAAGTCAAGTATTATGCCAATGTATTGCCCCGTGTGTAACCGAGAAATAAATCCTGACAATTATATGCGCCAGCATCATCAAAACCCCTTTTGTGAAATAAGTCTTGACCGTCTAAAGGCAGTCGGCTTTCTTTCCGAATGGGAAGGCCAGCACAACGATACCGTAAACGAGGCCCCCGAAACTAAGATGTATCGAGTCCAACACAGCGTTTTCTTGCGTGAATAAGGGAGGATAGAAAAATTTTTGGACATTCACCATTTTATAATCAAACAACAAGACGCTATGTAGCCATTTTTGGTACAATGTTCAATGATATTCTTATCACTCGTTCCACGAATGCGGGGAGCGAGGTTCAGCGGATGCGTGTGCCTATTTCATATGGTCCAATTCAGAAGTTTTTGGCTCGAATTGGTCAAGACCCCGATTTAGAGGCGCCAGCTATATTGTTGCCCAGAATGAGTTTTGAAATAATCAACATCGCTTATGACGGTGAACGTAAGCTGACAACGGCTCAATGGCATCGCAAAGTGCTTACGGATTCGGACAGCGGAATTCAATACACCCCAACACCATACAATGTGGAATTTTCTCTGGTTATCTATGCCAAGTATGCTGAAGATGGTACCAAAATTATTGAACAGATACTACCATTCTTCAAACCAGATTTTACTGTTACAGCAAAACTAGTAGATAATCTTGACCTTATACTTGATATTCCTATCGTATTAAATAGTGTAGCCACAGAAGATGTTTACGAAAACGACTTCATTACACGGCGAGCTATTACATGGACACTAAACTTTACTATGAAGGGGTATTATTTTGGCCCAACACACGAAAAGAAGCTTATCAAATTTGTGGAAACCAGACTGTACAACACCAATGACGTTTCTGAAACCCGTGATGCCAATACTGCTAATATAACAATTACAGTTCAGCCGGGACTTACAGCTAATGGAGAACCTACAACTATACTTGCGAATTCTATACCATATGCTAATGTAAATTTTGAAGATGATTGGGCCTATATTGTTCAAATAACTGATAATATATAAATAATACTTGTAATGATGTATGATATTAGGATAATTATATGAAAGAGATTGCAGATTCGTTGGGATTAGGTCCATTAAAGACTATAAATGCAGATGAACCTAAACTTCCTGCCATTCGTGATAATAAAAATACTGAACACGAGGATACCGATTACAATATTGCACGAGATAACTTCCACGCTATCATAGAAAAAGGAAGCGTTGCACTTGAAGATTTGCTAGAAATAGCTGCGCAAAGTCAACACCCTAGAGCATATGAAGTTTTTGCTACTACAATGAAGACATTAGTGGAAGCTAATAAAGAGCTTGTTGAATTGTCTCGTAGTCAGCGTGACCGCGAGAAAAAGGGTAATGATAACACATCAGAGCAACCCGCGCAAGGACATACACATAATACTGCAATTTTTATTGGCAGCACTGAAAGTCTTCAACAGCATATAGAACGCATTATAAACAAGGTAGAGACTGGAATTGATGACGAATGAAATACACGATATCATTGCATATCGCGGTAATAAAAATATCAAGGGTAAAGGTGCCATACTTGAATTCACTCAAGAAATGGTTGATGAATATATCAAATGTGCTAAAGACCCAATTTATTTTGCAGAAAAATACATTAAAATCGTTCATGTTGACCATGGATTAATACCCATTGAACTGTACGATTACCAAAAAGATATTATTACAGCAACAAAAAACAGTCGAAGAGTCGCAGTTAATACGTCAAGACAAGCAGGAAAAACTACTTCTGCTGTTGTTATACTTTTGCATTACATACTATTCAATCAATATAAGACTGTAGGCATTCTAGCAAATAAAGAAAGTGGTGCAAAGGAAGTTCTGCAACGCATCAAAATTGCATATGAAGCGTTACCTCACTGGCTACAGCAAGGCGTCGTAGAGTTTAACAAGCAATCAATCGAACTTGAGAATGGATGTGTTGTAATTGCAGGCACAACAACATCATCTTCCATGAGAGGTAAATCGTTCTCGTTTCTATATATCGATGAGACTGCACACATTGAAGGATGGGAAGAATTCTTTTCGTCCGTTTATCCTACCATTTCCTCTGGTAAGACAACTAAAATTTTGATGACTTCTACTCCATATGGATTGAATCATTTCTATCATATCTGTGCACAAGCGCAAGAAAACAAGAATGGATATATTTACATTGAAGTTCCGTGGAATAAAGTTCCGGGGCGTGATGAAGAATGGAAGCAAGAAACTCTTGCTGGCATGAACTTCAATAAAGAGAAGTTCGAACAAGAGTTTGAATGTGCCTTTATGGGTAGTTCAGGTACGCTTATTTCTGGACATGTTCTAAAATCTCTGGCGTTGGCGTTTCAAGAAGAACTATATAAGAATGATGTGTTGCACGTATATGAAAATCCGAAGAAAGGCCGAATATATGTCTGCATTGTTGATGTATCGCGCGGAAAGGGCTTAGACTATTCAGCCTTCAGCATATTTGATGCTACTGAAATGCCATACAAACAAGTATGTGTGTATCGAGACAACATGATAACTCCAGTGGAATATTCTGGTGTTATTCATTCCGTTGCACAAAAATACAATAATGCAATGATACTGGTAGAGATAAACGACATTGGCGGGCAAGTATCAGACATGCTACATTTTGATTATGAGGCGGAAAACATAATTTTCACAGAAAGTGCCGGGCGGGCTGGTAAACGGGCAACCATTGGCTGGGGAACCAGCCTTGATAAAGGCATTCGCACAACTAAAGCTGTAAAGAGTGTCGGGTGTAGTGTAGTCAAAATGCTTATCGAACAGAATCAATTGATACTAGCCGACAAAAAAACTATTGATGAGTTTACTAAATTTTCTAAAAGAGGGGCGTCATACGAGGCTGAATCTGGTAGTACAGATGATTTAGTAATGGGCTGTGTACTTTTCGCTTGGTTGACCACACAAACTCTATTCAAGGAAATGACTGACATCAACACTATGATGGCGTTAAGAGAAAAGAGTGAAGATGAATTAATGGATGAAATATTACCATTTGGTTTGACTTATGATGATGTAGAAGAAGTTGCATATGAACCCAGACAACAAGTAAGAGATTTGTTTGTATAACCCTAACGCCAGTATTTTATAAATAATATGAACAGATGAATGTATAATTCAAGAAATATAACCTAACCATAAGGAGAAAATGATATGGGTTTTCAGGTAAGTCCGGGTGTCGCATGGTCTGAAATCGATTTGACCGCCATTGTACCGGCTACTTCTACTACAGAAGGTGCTATCGCTGGCGTATTCAGATGGGGAAAAACAGACGAAAGAACCCTTATTTCTAATGAAGCAGAACTAGTTCAGCGTTTTGGTAAGCCTTACACGGGCTTCAATGTTGAAACCTTTTACGTTGCGGCAGATTTCTTGTCGTATGGTGATGCTCTATGGGTAACTCGCGTTTCTGATGGCAATACTGCCATTGCCGATGCTGCAAATAGTGCGGCAGGGCTAGTAGCGGCATATCCCGGCGAGCTAGGCAATAGTCTAAAGGTTTTGATTGTCGGTAAGACCCCGTATGCCACAACCAACACCGGCATCGAAGATATAACCGACCGCGCGCCAACCGAAACAACTCAAGTGCATCTAGCAGTTCTTGATGCAGATGGTAGCTTCACGGGAACGGCAGATACCGTTCTTGAGGTGTGGACAGATGTTGATACCGTTTCTGGTGCTACTACTGAAGATGGAACCAACAACTATCTGGTTGATGTTCTTAACACTCGTTCGCGTTACGTTAACATTACAGAAGGTACTGACATTTCCGGCTGGACAGCACTAGATTGGTCTGAGACCCTAGCTGGCGGTACAGACGGTAGCAGCGAAAACGATATCGCGGTTGCTACGCTTCAGGCTGGTTACGATGAATACGACTCGGCAGATAACGTTGACGTATCTCTAATCCTTGGTGGCGTGTCTCGTGGTGCTACTCTATCGACATATCTAATCGATAACATTGCAGAAGTTCGTAAGGATTGCGTTGTATTCATTTCTCCTGAAAAGGCAGACGTGGTTGACAATGCGGGCAGCGAAGCATCTGCCGTTATTGCATTCCGTAACTCTATTTCAAGCAGTTCCTATGCGGTCATGGACAGCGGATATAAGTATCGTTACGACAAGTACAACGATAAGTATGTATGGACGCCACTAAACGGTGATGTTGCGGGATGCTGTGTACGTACAGATGACACTCGTGACCCATGGTGGTCCCCGGCTGGATATCAGCGCGGTCGCATCAAGAATGTTGTAAAGCTGGCATGGAATCCAAATAAGGCTAATCGTGACCTTCTATACAAGGCAGACGTTAACCCTGTTGTACTAGAGTCGGGACAAGGCACAGTTCTGTTTGGAGACAAGACTCTTCTAGGTCGCCCAAGCGCATTCGACCGAATTAACGTTCGTCGTCTGTTCATTGTACTTGAAAAAGCAATTAGCCGGGCGGCTAAGAACATGCTATTCGAGTTCAATGATGAATTCACTCGCGCACAGTTCATCAACCTAGTTGAGCCGTTCTTGCGTGATGTTCAGGGACGCCGTGGTATCTACGACTTCCGTGTAGTCTGCGACGAAACAAACAACACAGCAGAGGTTATCGACCGTAACGAATTTGTTGGTGATATCTATGTCAAGCCTGCTCGTTCAATCAATTTTATCCAACTGAATTTCGTAGCAGTTCGTACTGGTGTAGAATTCGAGGAAATTGTTGGACGGTTCTAATGATACTTCAAGAATGGGTAACAGTTACTTACAGTAATAACAAGCGCTACTATGTGGCGCTTGGTTACCCAAACTTGAAGCAAGGTCAAAGTATTCAAGTAAAGGTGTCTGATTTACCAAAAAATTCTAATAAAGCAATCGAATGTGATTGTGATAACTGTGGCGATATATTTGAAAGAAACTATCAAATTATCCAACGACAACTAAAAAAATCAAAAGATGTGTTGTGTTACAGTTGTCAAAGAAAACGAATTCACAATAAAATGAATACCATGAATATTATAAAAGCAAATAAAAAAAGAACTGGTGAATTACACCCAAGATGGAACCAAAATAAAGACGAGTTTCTAAAATATGCAAGTGAAGTAAGAAAGATTACCGAAAAACAACCACTTCATCTTCTTGAAAATGGCGATAAACCAAGAACAATATGTGGAATAGATGGTGGATATCAGTTAGACCACATAGTATCTATAAAGAACGGATTTGAAAAACAGATTCCTCCGCATGTAATTGGCAATATAAAGAACCTAAGATTCATCCCTTGGGAAGAAAATCGTTCTAAGAGTTTTGCATAAATAAAAGAAACAAACCTTTAAGGAGAAAAATAAAAATGGCATTCAATATTAATGAAATGCGTTCACAACTAGTAGGAGGCGGCGCGAGACCGTCTCTTTTCTCAGTTCAGATTTCTAACCGAATCAATCCTACTGCCGATTTCAAAGTTCCATTCATGGTAAGAGCGGCGTCTATTCCATCGGATGATATAACAAAGGTAGATGTACCATATTTCGGGCGAAAGATTAGAGTAGCAGGAGAAAGAAACTTTGCGGACTCTTGGCAAGTTACCGTAATGAACGATGAAGACTTTGCTATTCGCAATGCAATGGAA